GACAAAGACTTTAAGTTCCCGCTCAACGGTGGGTTCTACGCCATGTGGTGCGTATGCTGGGCCAAGGCGTGGGATGCTGGGTTCAAGTCGGGCTACGAGGCCAAGGAGAAAGAATGATTAACCGCTTCATCACATGGTTGCGCCGTGACGACGAGCGGCTGGAGATATTACGCAGAGAGATTCAACAGAAGGAGAAACCTATGGACTGGGACGCACTGCAACAAATCTGCCTGTACGTGATCTACATGACCATCATCATGGGTTGCGGCTTGCTGATTGCCTTTTGGATAATGGCATGAGAGTCAAGTACGTTAGCAAGAACACGGCGCTCAACCCAGTGGCCCGTGCCATGGCGCAGAAGAAGCTGGAGCGTGACATCCTTATTGTTAAGCTCAAGCTGTACATGACGCCAGATGGCGCTGCGTGCGCAGACTTCCTTGAGGAGATCGCCCTGCTGCTGGCAACGGTCGGTGTAGCATCTGAGCTTGACCCTGACATAGGAGGCGGTGATGTGGGTGTACGCATACTGCGAGGCGGTATGTCTGCATGCCAAGCGCTGATCAAGACAGACAAGTGGTCACTGGACCAAGCCGTGGCCATCGAACGCGCCGTGGACGAAGCGCAGCTGCTGAACAAACGGGTTCACCCCAAGTACATCGCACAGGCCAACGCCATGCGAACTGAAATTCACAACGAGGTACGAAAATGAAAATAGATGAACGACTCTGGCCCCTGCCCAACGCATTCAACATCCGCGAGGGTAGTCCCTTTGGCAAGAGCGAGAAGATGATCAAGGATCAAGAGCAGTCCCGCAAAGCCACCGCCGCAGGTCAGGCGCACCGAGCCAAGACCACGGATACCCGCTTCAGAAACAAGGCAAAATGAACCCCATGCTACGCATCTTCTTTGCGGACATCACCCGCCTACTGCAACCACCAACGCCACTCAAGCTGGCCGAGGAAGAGTTGCTCCATGCCCAGCGCGAACTGCTCAAGGCCCACAGCTCACAGGAGTACGCCCGCCACATGGCCAACTACCACACAGAGCGCATCAAACGCTTGATCGACTTCATCGAAAAACAGAAAGCATGACATGAACGACCGTGAACTGGACCTACTCGTAGCAGACCTGCAATATGAAAACAGACAACTCCGCAACCAAAGAGACGCCGCAGTCGAGGAAGCCATCCGGCTGCGCCACACGCTCGAACACATCTACGCCAAGTGCGTTCTGGCCGTTCGAGAGGGCGGACCCTCGAATCCTAGAGGCGATGCATCGAGCCACGCTGACAAAGCGGCGTACTGACCACCTAACCGATCTCGGAGAAGCTACGCTATGAGCCACAAACCTCGGAAAATAATGGCCCTAGAAATGCGAACCCTTGGCATGACATATAAAAAAATCGGGGAAAGCCTCGGTGTGTCATCAAGCCGTGCGCAGCAGCTTGTTATTGCTGGTAAGCGTGTGTTTGCGCGGCGTTTACGGGCAGAAGCGCAAGGGTTTGAAAAAGACTGCGACGACGGCGGTTTCAAAGCGTATGAACTCCAGCTACTACTGCCCCTGCTCGGCTTCTTGAGGGAGATAGCCGACGGTCCAACAACAGATTCAAAATAAAGGAGCACTGATATGAGCAACGAACAAACCGCGCTGGACGTACAAGTCGGCGGTGACCACTACAAGAAGCTGAAGATTCAGCCCATCGAGTACATCCACGCCAACCAGCTCCCATACTGCGAGGCCAACGTGATCAAGTACATCAGCCGCTGGCGCGACAAGGGCGGCATCAAAGATTTAGAGAAGGTCAAGCACTACGTTGACCTGCTCATCGAACTCGAACACCTAAAATAAACAGTACCCCAACACCCTATGATGGCCGACTGCGCGAAGCCTTGCAGATGTAAACCGCAGTCGTGTGTGCGCGGGGTGTTGGATTTTTTGTACGCGCACACAATCCAATAACACGAAACGAGGGGGCGTGTAATCTGTATATCCCCCTCACCCAATCTGAAAGATACCAATGGCAGCAACGCCCGAGTCGAAAGTAAAGAAGCAAGTAGTCGAGATACTCAAGCGCGAAGGCGTGTATTACTTCTACCCAGTAACCGGGGGCTTTGGACGCAGCGGTGTACCTGACATCGTCTGCTGCTTGAACGGGCGCTTCTTTGGTATAGAGTGCAAAGCGGGCACCAACAAACCCACCGCACTACAAGAGGCCGAGATGGCCCGTATAAGACTCGCTGGCGGCAAGACGCTGGTGGTCAACGAAACAAACCTCAACGATGTAAAGGAGTTAGTAGCATGGATAAAGAAGCAGCCGCAAGAGAACTGATCGACAGCGTAGCATCGCTGCCCCACGGAGCCGCCGTACACGTGGCCCTCACCATACGGGAGTTGATACGCTGCGCTCATGATGGGCACTCGCTTGTATTGATACTTCAGGACAAAAGCGAAGTTGCTCAGATGCACGCCTTCGGCGACAAGGACGTGGTGTTCGAGCTCGTGTCCTGCGCATACGAGACGGTGCTCAACGAGCAGATGCACAGCACGCCAAGCGGGGTGATGCAATGAGCATGCCCTTTGATCGACTCATCGTGCTGGACTTCGAGACAGCATGGGGTCGAACCGCTAAGCTGGGCTTCTCGTGTCAGACAACCGAAGAGTACATCCGTGACCCACGCTTCAAAGCATGGGGCCTGTCATGGAAAGACATTGACCTCAGCAACCCGCAGCTGTGGCAACCCGGCCAGCACGTCAAGACCGGCGCTGTGTGGGTCAGGGGCTCAGGCATCGAGGAGTGGGCCAAGGACATTGACTGGAGCCGCACCGCCGTGGCATGCCAGAACACCCAGTTCGATGGCGCTATTCTGTCTTGGGTCTACGGCATCCGTCCTGCCTTCTTGTTCGACACCCTGTCGATGGCACGCGCACTGTACGGCATCGAAGCAGGCAACAGCCTGAAGAAACTTGCCGAGCGCTTTGAGCTGCCACCCAAGGGCGATGGGCTTGCGTCCTCCGAGAACATTCTGGACGCGCTGCCCTTTGTGATTGAGCAGGAGTTGGCCGAGTACTGCAAGCACGACACGTGGTTGTGTGAACAGATTCTGCTGCGCATGCTGCCCGGATACCCTGCCAGTGAGCTGCGCCTGATCGACATGACGCTTCGCATGTTCACAATACCTGAGCTGGAGCTCGATGCCAACATGCTCACGCAAGCACTGCTTGAGGAGAAGCTTAACCGTGGAGCGTTGCTCAACCGCCTGAAAATCACGGACTCGGTGCTGGCATCCAACGATCTGTTTGCCGAGGCACTGCGCCAGTTGGGCATCGAGCCCCCGACCAAGAAGAAAAAGCCCACGGCCAAAACGCCCAAGCCTGTCGGTGTGAACTTTGCCTTCGCCAAGACCGATGCGATGTTCCAAGCCATGCTCAACGGTGACAACGAGGACGTGGCCCTGCTGTGTGAGGCGCGTCTGAAGGTCAAGTCCACATCCGAGCGCACCCGTGCGCAACGCTTTCTGGACATCAGCAACCGAGGCACGCTGCCTGTGCCGCTCTCATACTACGGCGCGAAGTCGGGGCGCTGGACCGCAGCCAAGGGCTCGGCCATCAACATGCAGAACTTAAAGCGCGGGTCTTTCCTGCGCAAGGCCATCATGGCCCCCAAGGGTAAGGTGCTGGTGGTGGGTGACTTGAGCCAGATCGAGCCGCGTGTGTTGGCGTGGCTCTCGGACTACGACGAGATGCTCGACATCTTCCGCGCTGGCGGTGACCCGTACGCTGCGTTTGGTGCGCAGATGTTTAACCTGCCCGGTATGACCAAGGACTCGCACCCAGTGCAGCGACAGTCAGCCAAGTCAGCGCTGCTTGGTGCAGGCTACGGTCTGGGTTGGGCATCGTTCGCTGCTCAGCTGCTGGTGGGCTTCCTCGGTGCACCACCTCTGCGCTACACGAAGGCCGACGCCAAGCAGTTGGGTATCACAGGCCGGCATGTGCATGGCTTCTTGGAGAACAAGCACCACATGGAGAAGATGTTCGAGATCGCCCACATCTGCACGGACGAGGAGCTGCTCATCCACTGCGTCACAGCCAAGGCCATCATCGACAAGTACCGCGCCACGGCGCAGCCTGTTGTGGGTCTGTGGAACCTGTGTAACGAGCTCATCGAGCACAGCCTGTACAACGGCAACGAGTACGTGCACAAGTGCCTGACCTTCCGCAAGGAGGAGATCATCCTGCCCAACGGGATGAAGATCGTGTACGATAACCTGCAACCCAGTCTAGACGAAGAGGGGCGGGTGCAGTGGACATACGGTGAGAACCGGGATAAACTGTACGCAGGAAAAGTCGTGAACAACATCACACAGG